TCACGCCCCCCGCCGCACGCCCGCTTCCTCCGCCCCCATCGCCTGCTCCAGCATCAGGAACGCCTCCACCTGCCGCGCGCTCAGCTCCCCGAAGTTCATCCCCCCGAGCCGTCTCCGCACCAGGAAGTCTTCCACCAGCCCTTCGCTCTCCGCCGTGATGGTAGACTTCGGGCAGCTCTCCGTTGCCACCGTCTTCCGCGCCCACACCGGCGCCGCTTTGCCATCGTTCGGCAACCCCAGCCACCCGCACCGCCGCCGAACCTCCAGGCCGGATCTCCGGCACCCGTCGCACTTCCAACCGGCCTGGTTGGAAAACTGAAAATGGAAGGCGACTAGCAGTTTTTTCGTTCTTCTTCGCTCAACCCCGTCTCTCTCCGGACCGCCGCCAACGCCTCTCGGAATAACTCCTCCGGCCCGGCCTCCGTCAGCAGTTCCGGGCCCGCCGCCTCCGCATCCACCGCCAGCCCCGTGATCGCCTTCACACCCCACGCCACGTACAGCCGTTCTATCTCGGCACGCAGCAGCGCCGCATCCATCTTGTCGCCCTTGTCTTCGCTGGCAGCCAGAAACTCCGTCCGCTTCGCCAGTTCCCGAACCCGCCGCATCAATTCCACCCGCCGCCCGAACGACATCTTGGCGATCGTGTACGCTACCCCGGGCATCACCCGCGATTGCACCACCGCTTCGCTCGTGTAATTGCCCTTCGCCCCTCTGTCCACCGCCTTTCCCTTATCCGAATGCCACGGAAATTTCATCGTCTACCGTCCCCTGTGCCCGCGATGCCCGGAATTTCCACTGCAACCGGTTCTGCCCATCGTCGAACTCCGGCACTTCCGGCACCACGCTCTTCAGATACACGCCCATTAACTGTCCGTCCGTCTGCCCCAGTTGGAACATCACGCTGATCGGCGATTGCTGCCGCGCCGCCTGGTACAACTCCGCCGTCGCACTGTCGTCCTTCGAGAAAAGCTCGAATGCCGCCGTCACCGTCCGCTCTCCCGGCGATATCGCCCGCGCCCCCGAGCACGTCCCGCCCGTCCCGAATTCCCGCTCCCGCGTGTCCAGCCCGTTCTTCACCGTCAGCGTCGCCGCCGTGATCGTGCAGAACTGCGTGGGCCCCGTCCCCAACCACGCCTGCCCCATGTTCCCCGGCACGATCGAGTAGTCGAACGCCCCCAACGCCGGTTCCGCTGGAAAACTTTGCAGTTGCGCCACGCCCGACTCGAAGCTCGCGCTGTCCACCACGTCCTGCGCCAACCCCGTGAAGTGGAATTCGTGGTAATCCCCGTCCACTACGATGTCCAACTGGTCCACTCCCGCCCCGCAAAGCACCCGCTGCACCGCCGTTGCCGGCGACCAATAGTCGAAGATGCTCACACTCGGCAGTTGCGTCGCCAATGGATAGGTCACCGTCGCCGTCACCGTCGCTCCCGCCCCCGGCAGCACCACAAACGGCGCATTCAGTTGTACCGTCTGCGCATCCACAATCGCCGCCACAAATCGGATCTCGCCCCCACCAGAGCACACCGCCTGCCCCGCCGTCAGCCCGTGCGGCGCGCCGAACCCGATCCGCCCCGCCGCCGTGCTCGTCGCCACCGTCCCTCCGCCGAACCGCACCGGACTCCCGCCCATCGCCGCCTGGAACAGCGGACCGTATCCCGGCCCCGCCGTTGTCTTGTTCCAACTCGTCAGGTACGTCTGCAAGTCGAAGTTGGTGCGCCGCCTTACTCCGGCCGGCGCCCCCGCGAACGTCCGGCTCCCCGTCTTGTCGCGCCGCGTCCCTGTCGCCACCGTCTGCTGGACCCCCAGCTTGACTGCCGGTATCCGGCTGGCGGCCGTGATCGATCCTACTGTCCCGTATGCGCTCTCCAACGCCGTGTAGAATCGGTTCGCGTTGGACAAAATATATGAAGACATACTAGTTCCTGTTCACTCCAATCTGAAAAGTGACCTTTGCCACCTGAATGAAATTCTTCCCGCCCTGCTTCACCGCTCCGAACGCCACCTCGTATCCGCCCGCGTACCACATCCCGTTGCCCCAATCGCCCCGGTTCCCGTCCAGCATCTGCATCGTCGCGTCCACATAGACTTCCAGACTGTCCTCAATCCCCTCCAGCCGGTCCTGTGATTGCCGCAGCTCGATCGCCATCTGCACGTGTCCCGAGAACGTCTGGAACTTCTCCTTCAGATCGTTCACGATCTTCTCGCAGTACACGTTCACCGCCGGGTACTTCACCCCCAGCGCCCGCTCCGCCATGTCGGCCGCCGCGTTTTGCGCGCGCACCTGGGTTGCGCCCACCAGGCCCGCAAAATCCGGCTCCCCTTGCGTCAGTTCCCCGACGCCCGTGTTCACTCCGCTCGGCCCCTTGATCAACTGCAGTACCTGCGCCGTCGCCGCGCTTCCTATTTTGCTGGTCATCAGCCCCTCTGTATCGTCCGCGGCGCCGGCAGCCGGTATGTCGGCGCCTGTCCGTTGCCCGCCGGCCGTCCCGTCGTCGACAATGCGTCCGGCTGCACCCACGTCTGCCCCGGCCCCAGCACCGCCGCATTCTGCAGCGTCATCGTCGTCGCGCCCGTCCCGCAGTACACATTCCACCCTTTGACGTTCGCCGGCGTGGCCGTCTGTACCGAGAAGGAACCTGCCGATACCGCGATCGTCGCCGGTATCGAGCTCGCCCCCTCGTCTCCCCCTGCGTTCGTCCACGCGATGGCCACATAATACGTGCCCGCCGCCAGGTTGCCCGCCGACGGCGCCGGCGCCGCCGTGGCCGCCCGTGCCACCGGATTCGCCACAATCCCCAGCCCGCTCTGGATCACATGGTTGTGCGCCCACATGGCCATCTCGTGGTACTCGTCCCGCCGCCCCGCGTACCGGTCGTTCAGTTGACTGTTGTATGCGTCCGCGTACACCATTTCCAGCGTCCGGAATATGAGCCACAGCTTCAGCGGAGGCGTCACCGCTACCTGCCCGAGCGCCGGAGGCGCCGCCAGCCCGCCCACCAATCCCGCTATCTCGTAGACCGCTGTCGACGTCACCCCCTCCAGCAGTCCCGCCACCTCTATGCCGAGTTCCTCCTGTGCCAACGCCAGCTTCCGCGTCACGTCGATACCCTCGACGGTGGCCACGCTCAGCAACTGCGTGTCGTGCCCGCTCAGCTCTTCGATGCTCGCTATCGCCCCATCCGTGAACAATGCCATCGTGTGCCGCCTACTCTTTGTTGCTCCGCGCCTCGCCCCGCAGCCGCTCGAGCTCCGTCGTGGATAGCACCGTCAACTTGACCCTCCCCGCCGCCGCATCCCGATCCGCCGCTCGCTTGGCCTCCGCCAGCCCCTCGCGATGCGCTTTCGCCTCCTCCTTCGTCGCCAGCCGGGCCATTCCCTCCACCAGCATCTTGGCCGCTAACCGGCGCGGCACCTCCGTCTTCGTCCCGACCTTGCCCCCGTCCGTCGTCTCCATGCTCACCACCAGCGGAAACTCATCCGCGACTTTCGTCTCCATCTCGCGAATCTTCTGGTAATACACCTGTAAATCCATTTCCCTTCCTCTTCCTCTCTTGCTCTATGCTCTTAGGTGGGACAGGCTTCAGCCTGTCAAATCTATTCAGCCAAGCCTCCCCACCCTCCGGCATCCCGCCCCACACGGAGCGGGATGCCGTCTCCCTCCCTAGGTGTTCACCTGCACACCCGACGAGTTCCGCAGCACGCCGCAGCCGTACAGCACGTCTACCGTGAACTGCTGCGCCAGCGTGTTCGGCTGGTAGCTCATCACCACCCGCATCCCGAAGTTGCCCAGCTCCGCGTACTCCGCGATCGCTCCCGTACCCGGCAGCGGCTGCGGCAGTCGCCGCACCACCAGGCCCAAAGCGCTCTTCGTAAACGCCATATTGTGCGTCGTCACCGGACTGCTGCCCGTCTTTTGCACGAACTGCGACCGGAACACGAAAAAGTCCTTGAATTTTCCAATCGTGCCGTCGATCAGGGCACGTAAGCCCGCATCGCCCGCCGACTGGAATTCGCTGAATCGTTCGATCTGCCGCCACGTCGAGTACGTCGCCGCGTCCACTACGATGAACTTCTGCTCGCTCGCCGGCACCTTCGCCAGGAACAGCGCCGTCTCCGCCGCGTCGATCGTCCCTTCCACGATCGGCGTCCCCGGCGTCCCCACCGGAGCGTTCGCCGTGAATCCCGCGTACAGCCCCAGCAGATCGCTCTCGATCTTCTGCGCGATCGCCGCCACGCACGGCTCCATGTAGATCTTCAGCAGATCCGGCACCGCCAGCACCTTGGTCACGTCCGGAATCTGGAACGTCGCTTCCGCGTGCGTGTTCAGCACGATCTGCGCGTTCCCCAGACTCGGATTCTGCGTCTGCACCGTCCCGCCTTCCGCGATGTTGTTCGCCACCATCGTCGGCGGTATCGGCACGTTAACTGTGTCCCCGGCTTGTGCCAGCACCGGCTCGTAATCGCGATTCACCAGGTTCCCCATCACGAGGTTCCCCACCAGCACCGGCAATGCGTCGGCCGCCACCAGCTTGACAATCGCGTTTGCGACGTTACTTGAAGTAATAGCTCCCATTCGTTCTCTCCCTTAAAAGGTTTGGTCCTTTACTACACCCACGCCAGGCGGTCCTGCCCTGCCATGGGCCTCTTCACAGCCCCTTCAGGGTCTGCGACGCCACGCGCACGATTTCCTCTCGTACCCGCTGCATTTCCTCGGCGCTCATCCCCGGGCGTATCTGCTCCAGGTTCACCGTCTCCCGGCCCGCTGCCGGAGCTTTCAGGGTGGCCGTCATCCCTGTGCCCCCGGCAATCCGCGCCGGGAGAAACTCCGGATTCTCGTTCACGAAAGCGGCCAGGTACTCCTTCAACGGCGTTTCGCCGGCCTCGTTACGGGCTACCAGCCGCCCGTCCTCGGTCCGCACGATCCCGTCCTGCACCGCTCGGAACGCAAGATCGATCTTCGCTACTCCCAAGCGCTGCAGCTCGGCCCGCACACTCGCGCTCCGCTCCGCCTCCGCCGCCATCTTCCGGCTGCGCTTGTTCTCTTCCACCACTTCGTTCAACCGCCGCTCCAGTTGCTCTCGGCGCTTCCGCTCCTCCTGCAACTCTGCCTTGTGCGCCGGCTCGCTCTTCGCCTGTTCGTTGTTCACGAACTCCTGTACCGCCTGCCGCACAATCGCCTGTATGTCGATGCCTTCCATATACCTCCCAATCCCTTACTAGTTCAGCCGAGCCCGCGATTCTCCGCTTCCTCCGCGCTCTCAGGTTTTGACGTCCCCTATCCTGCTGTCGAAGCCTTCGCCAGTCTCTTACGTCTTCTCCGCGTCTTCCTCCGCGTCTCCGCGCCTCCGCGTCGAATCCACGCTCCCCGAGGCCTTAGCCCCGTCCCCCTACCCCGCGTCGATCTCCTCCGCCACCCGGTTCTTGATCTCCTGCCGCGCGTCGCTCAGGTACTTGAACGCCAGCTTCTTGAATACCTGCTTCTTCAACGTCTCCGATCCGATCCCCAGATCCAGCAGCTTCTTGGCGTCGTCCAGGTCGCTGCCGAAATCCCCAATGTCGAATTCGTCCATCCCCGATACGTCGATCGTTACCTCGTCCTGCCGCGCCTCCGCGATCGCCCACAGCACCTGCTTCATCGCGTCCTTCACCATGTCCCCGTATGCGCGCAATACCTCCTGCGTCACCGCCGAGTCGATCTGCTTACTGAGTCCCGACGCCGCGATGAATCCCCCACGCGCCTGCTCCGCCTGGTTCATCAGATAGCAAACACGGTATATTTCGTCCTTTAACCGGACCAGGTTGTCCGCTGCTATCTGATAAACCTTCCCCTCCGGCTCCGTCCACCCGAATCGGTCGTCTTTCCCGAGTTGGATGAAGTAGCTCTCCCCCACCACCTGTTTCCATTCCTTGTCCGAATAAATTACCGGACTCGCGAACAGCCCCATCGTCAACGCCCAGGAAAGCGCGTTGGACTTATTGAAGTGTTCTAACTGCAAGAGCGCGGCCTTGTTCACCAGCCACAACCCCTCCGACACTTTCATCTCGAATACCGGCACCCGGCGCTGCGCCGCTAACCCGTGCCGCCCTTCATCGATCGGCTCAATCGCCTGTGCCTCGCCCGCCTTGCGGTAAACTTGGTAGTTCTCGCGGTCGTAATAAATCCACCGCGTCTCTCTCTCCCACTTCGCATCCGTTACTTTCGATTGCTGCAGGCACGACGTCCGGATCACTACCCATTCCAGCCCCCCCGTCTCGTCGTAGTTCCAGTTGATTACTTCGTCCGCCGCGTATTCCGTCAGGTACGCCCGCGATCTCCCGCTCGCGTCCTCTTCCGCCCGCGTCTGCGCCGCCCCGCCCGCCTTCGGAAAGTCCACTACCACGAAGCTGCTCCCGCATACCATCACCTGCACGAAACGCTGCCGGAAAAACTCCGGCAGGTTCGTCCCCTTCAGGTCGCAATTCTCCGCCAGTACGCTGTAGAAGCTCTTCGCTCCCGGGTCGCCTCCCTCAAACTGCAGCATCGGCTCCCGCCGCATCAGCGTCGCCGCGTACCAGTCTACGATCGACCCCACGTAGTTCTCGTAGAACACTCGCCGCAGCCGCTCCTCGTACACCAGTGCCGGCTCCTTTTGACGCCGCACCAGGTACTCGTACGCGTTCAGCCGCAACTGCTCCCCGCCCGCGTACAGATCCTTGTATTGCTTCCACATCGCCTTCCGCGCGATGTACTCCGGATGCTCCCGGTTGATGTTTTGCATGCTCTCCACCCGTCAGAAACCCACAATCGGAAAACCTCGATCCCCGATCTTCGCCGCTTCACGGCACTCCTGCCACAGCAGGTATCCCAATGCGTCCGATAAGTGCGTCCGCAACCGGTCCCGGTCTTTGTCGATCTGGTTGCTGTCCGCCTTGTAACACACCTGTTCCAGATCCTTGATCAGCTCCTTGCACCGCGGGTCTACCAGTAACCCGACGTTCCCCGCCGCCGATTTCAGTTGCCGGTTCGTCAGGTTGATCCGATCCTTCACACTAGGATTCGATCGCGGCGCCCGGTATTCCACGTTGACGTTCGAATAAGTCGCGAAATGGTCCTTGATCATGTCGTAATCCGTCGAACCCGTGGTCTGTTGCTGGTATCCCGACGCGTCGCCGTAAACTAACACCCCGGCTTCGTGCCTCGGATGGCGCTCCAGGAATTCCTCGCACGCCCGCTTCGTCGTCCCGTGCCGGATCACGATCTCTCCTATTACCTCCACCTCTCCGCGCCCCCGCTGCACGATCAACGAACTCATCGGGTCCACGTTGAAATCCAGCGTCCACAACAATGGCTCGTTCCGGTTCACCGTCAATTCCCGCACGTGCGTGTTGCGGTCGAATGCCGAGTACACCCGGCCTCCGTCCATACTCAGGTACGACCCCATCACTTCCTGCTGATAAAACCTCTCGTCGTAACTGTCTTTCAGCCGTTCGTAGAAATCCCCGATTCTTCCCAGTAGGTGCCGGTTCTCGAATGGCTCCGCTTGCACCGCCGCATATCCGCTCACCGGATCCGCAATGAATTTCCGGTATACCCAGTCGTAACCCTTCGGCGTCCACACCCCGAACCCGCACAGACGCTTCGCCCGCGGATCCCGCAGTCTCCCTTCCAGCCGCAGCCACGATTCTTCCTGCGTGTACGTCAACTCGTCCAATCCGAACCATGACAGGTTCGTCCCTCGCAACCGCTCGAATTCTTCCACCGGCCGGAACAGAATCCTCGACCGCGTATCCTGCATCACTAAGGTGTTTTCCGCCTTGTTATGCTCGTACGGGATGTCGTTGCTTTCCAGAATTTCGAACAGCGCCGCCTGCGTTGCGTCTCGCAGCATCGGATAAGTCGGCGCCCCCAATAGCCCCAGCCGCCCCGGGTTCATGTAGCTCAGCCGGATCGCCTCTTGACACAGTGCCTGGCTCTTTCCGCTGCCGATCGGTCCGGAAAAGCCCTTGAACCTGTTCTCCAATGCGTGGAATTGTTTCTGGGAAGGTAACGGGTCGTAACTTATGTCTCGGTGCTCGGTGTAACCGGTTCGACCCAT